ACTGCGGTTCGTCCGGAACACCGTGGACGTCACGTACAAGGGCAACGTATACACGGCTTTTCCATTCGAGATCACTCCATCCAAACAAGACAACCGGGGGGAGATTCCTACCGTGACGTTGACCGTCAGCAACGTCTCGCAGTTGCTGGAGCCCTACCTGGACGAACAGGACGGAGGTGTAGGGGCGAGCGTCGTTATCACCGTGGTCAATGCGGCGCATCTGGACGAAGACTATGCCGAACTGGAAATGACGTTCGACGTTCTGGCCTGCTATAGCACGGCCGAAAGCGTGGTTTTCACCCTGGGGGCGCCCAATCCCCTGCGTCAGCAATTTCCTTTGCGTATGTACCTGGCGCAACATTGTGGGTTCGTCTACGAGGGCGCCGAGTGCGGCTACGTGGGCAAGGATATCTCCGGCATCACGCGCGCCGCCAACGCCAAGATTTCCTGTACCGATCACCCGTTTTCGGTGGACGATACGGTGAAAATTACGGACGTGGAGGGCATGACCGAGGTCAATAACCAGGTAGGGACCGTCGTCGATGCGGACCCGGACGAGGACGGCAACGCATTCACGGTGGATATCGATTCGACCGGATACTCCACGTATACCGCCGGCGGCAAGGTGGGTTTCGCTACCTGCGGCAAAACACTGGGCGACTGCGACCAACGGGAGAACGCGACACGATTCGGGGGCTTTCCGGGCATTCGGTCCGGTTCGGTGAGATTGGCATGATGGTCCACATAGACGATCTAATCGGCCAACCCTTCGACCCGGAGAACCGGGAGGGGTACAATTGCTACGGGCTCTGTCGCGAAGTCTGCCGGCGCATGGGAATCGTCCTGCCCGAGAGGGAGTCGCCGTCCGACCCGGCCGAGAGGTCCGACTACATCGCGGCCAGCACGCAGGTGTACGACAAGCTGGACAGGCCCGAACCCGGATGTCTCGTCACCTTTCGGGTTCGACCGCCCTACGTCAGTCATGTAGGAGTGATGCTGGACAGGCATCGCTTTCTCCACGTAATGAAGAAGCGTCACGTTTGCATTGAACGGATTGATAGTCCTTTTTGGCAGAAACGAATCGATGGCTACTACCGATATCCAGATCATCACCGTCACCAACCCGTTTGACCGGCGGCAGCGGCGATTCGATGCGACCGCCTATACGGGGCAAACGCTCCGGGAACTGCACGACAGGTTCGTTCCTTCGGGCCTTCCGGTCACGATGAGCATCAACGGGATCCCCGTGGAAGAGCCCCTCTGGGCCACGACGGTCCCGAAGATAGGCGACCGGATCGTGGTCATGCCTGTCGTCGAAGGGGGCGACGATGCGAAACAGATTCTCGGTGCTGTGGCGATGATTGCCGTAGTCTGGGCTACCCCAGGCATTGTAGGCTGGATGGTCGGAAAAACCATCACTTCTTTTGCCGCGATGAATGCTTTTGAGTTAGTACTCTCCGGCATGGTGATCGTCGGCGGCGGCACGCTTATCAATTCGGTTATGCCTGCCCCGCAACTGGAGCCCCCGGAAAGCCGTTACCCATCTCAGGTATACGGCTGGGGTCCGGCAACGTTACAAGCGCAGGGAATTGTCATGCCTAGGTTTTATGGCAAGAACCGTCTCCCTGGCAATATCATCAATGTGCGGACACTTACTCAGGACGACGATACGCAAACCCAGTTACTTACGGCAGTCATCGGCTTATGCGAGGGACCGATTAAGTCCATCGGCAATATCCAGATCAACGATCAGGCCCTGGATAGTCTGCCAGACGTCGAAACGGACACGAGGCTGGGGACTCTGGACCAGACGGCCCTGGAATTGGGGGGCGACCCCCTCACCTGCGTCATCGAATACAAACCCAATCAACTTGTCAGAAACTCAACAGGCCCATACGAGTATATAATGCCGGATAGTGATTATGACGACCTCGAGATCGAGTTGTTCTTCCCTTATGGAGTGCACCGAAATTACATACGCTTTAGCAGAGCTTCCGGTGCGAGTACTTCTGTAAAAGTGGAGATCAAGCCTGTAGGAGGCTCTTATTCCACGTTGGCTGCCGGCCCTGTTTCTGGTAAAGTACTTACTCCCAAATGGGTCACGTTCAGGGCGAGTGAACACTACCGCGGAGGCCTTCCTGTATCAATCCAGAAGGGCACTCGCTACGTTATTCGAGTGACAAAGACCAGTGAAGACAAAGATACCACTCCAGAGCTCAAAGCACAATATGGCGACGAGGTTCGAGTCAGTGCTGTTCGCGGCATCATCAATACCCCATTCGCCTATCCCGGCTGCGCCCAGGTCGGTATCTCGGCCCTGGCCACCGACCAGTTAAGCGGGAGCCTGAGAGTCAGTTGCGAAGTCGAGGGCCGGGTACTCCGGGTCTACGACGGGGAGAACTGGACCATCGAGTACAGCACCAATCCGGCCTGGGTCCTCTACGATATTCTGACTCACCCTGTCATCACCGGGGATGGAGACGAGATGGGTTATGCCGTGATTCGCTACGACGGAATCCCGCCGGAGCGGATCGATACCGCCAAGTTCTACGAGCTGGCGTGTTTCTGTGACGAACTCGTGTCCGACGGCGAGGGCGGCACGGAAAAACGCATCACGTTCAACGGGGGTTTCGACACGGCGACATCCATGTGGGAGGCGGCGCTGAAAGTCTGCGAAGTCGCCCGCTGTTGTCTGATATGGAACGGTACGCAAGTCACTCTCGCGATCGACAAGGAAGAAGACACGCCGGTCCAGATGTTCGCGGTGGGTAACATCCACCAAAACAGTTTCAAGGAGGTCTTTCTGCCCCTGGAAGACCGGGTCAGCGAAATCAAAATCTGGTATCGTGACGAGAAGCAGGATTACAAGCGCGTCCCGTTCACGATTTTCAATCCGAATGCTGGCGAGGCCGTAAAGAAAACGTCCATCGAACTGTTCGGGACCACGAAACAAACGGAGGCCTGGCGGGCGGGCAAGTACCGGCTGGCTCAGAACGAATTGCTCCGGTCGGTGATCGAGTTCGACGCCGATATCGACGCGATCGCCTGTACCCTGGGTGACGTTATCTATGTCCAGAGGGACAGCCCAAATTGGGGACAGGGCGGGCGCGTTGTCCGCGCCACGCATAATACGATCACCGTCGATAAGCCCGTCACACCCACCGACGGCACCGACGAGGTGATGGTGCGCGTAGTCACTCCGGAGGGGGCAGAATCCATCGAGACCCATCTTGTCTCGAACATCGAGGACAACGTCATCACGATCACCGACACCTGGACACACACTCCCGAGCCGGAGGATCTGTGGGCCTACGGCGCCCAGAATCTCTATGCACGGAAATACCGTGTAATGGGTCTAGAGCGGAGCAGCGACCAGGTCGTGCGGATTCGGGCCATCGAGTACAACCCGGCCGTCTATAGTTGCGATGATGAGGACCCGGACGTCCCGATGGAAGGGTACGTCTCTCCCGGAAGTTATGGAGAGTCGTTGCCCCAGGTGAACTATCCCCGCTGGGACATTATGCGGGATAGCTTCAATCTCATTGGGCCCGAAACGGATGACGTTGTTACGTCCAACTTGCAATGGGAGGCAAACGCACCGTCTGCCGGATACGTTACTTGGAGTGCTATTGACGGGGGCGACCCTATCTCTCTGATGTATCAGGGGGAGGTGTACGACATCTCTGCGAGCAATACCAACAAGAAATACATCTACTGGGATGTAAATGATACACCCACAACCTTCCATGCCACCGACGACCTGGCTGACATACAGGGCGACGGCAAATGGATCATGTGTACCGTCGAAGGCGGGACACCCTACCCCAGCTTCGGCCAGAAAATCATTCACGGAGCGACGATTGAAGAGGACACTGTAGGCGCCATCTCGATCAAGGTGGGGGAGATCGACGCGCTGGACCTGGCAAACGCTCCGGCGGAAGCGAACGCCGATGTCACAGCGGACAATCCGATACAAACGTTCCGCGAAACCTTCGAGAACCCGCACGATGATTTTGCCGCGCGTTGGGCGATAAACGGAGATTATACGCTCACAACCGGAGGATTAGCCGGAGGCAAGGTGTTGCAAGCGGGGGATAACAGCGGAAACGATCGTGTGAATATCATCTGGAATAAAGAGCTGCCCTACGACCCCGACAAGCTCTATCGTATCCGCGTACGTGCGAAACAAACTGCCGGGGCAGGGACATTCTACGTGGGCATCGACGGCAAAGACGCCGACAAGAATGGCTTGCAGCCGCCCGGAAACAGTTCACACTGGATTTGCGCCAAGGCCGCCAACCCGGATTCGGACTGGCAGGTCTTTACAGCCTATTTTACAGGTCATTCAACCGACGGCGATGCGACCGTACACAGCGACCCGGCCGACCCCGCCCACTTGCGCGAAGGCGTTGTATATTTCTCGGTGCGCATTTATGCGAACTTCTCCGCGGAGGCCGGTATTACGATCGTGGATGAAGTTGCTATCGACATCATCCCCGAGGACGCCGACCAGATCGCCGAGTCCGACACAAAGAAATGGGCAGGAGAGAGCGGTGCTGACGTCACAGCCGACCATGCCGACGATGTCAGTTACATCGGAGGCTCGCCGCCGGGCTCCCCAAAGATAGGGTGGATATGGCTCGATACGAGCACCTCGCCCGATACGCTCAAGCGATACAACGGTTCTTCGTGGGATACCATCGGCACGGTCCACGCCTCATGGAGTGACGTGGTCGACGATGGCGCCAAGCCCTCCGACAACGCCGATGTCACGGCCGAGCACGCGTTAGACATCACACACGTGCAAGCCACAGCGCCAAGCAGCCCGCAAACGGGTTGGCTGTGGCTCGACACCAGTGAGGACCCCAAGCTGCTCAAGCGGTACAACGGCTCGGCATGGGAAGACTATGCGACCATTCACGCGGCGTGGTCCGCTGTGGTCGATGACGGCTCAAAGCCGGAAGATAATGCAGACGTCACGGCCAATCACACGGCTGCGGCAATATCGGGACAAGGAGCGTTGGCAACAAAAGACACGGTTGATACTCCAGACATCGATGATGCTGCGGTAGAAACGACCAAGATCAGTGCCGAAGCAACAACGGCAATCCTTGCGGCCGAAGACTTGTCAAATGTAACCCTGTACTTTTCTACCTCGGGCGTTACCTGGCACGGTAAAACTTGTGTAGTGGTTGAGACTGCCCAATTCACAGCGACAGGAGCTCCGCTGGTTAATACCTTTGAGGGGCTTATAGATAGCACAATGATTGCAACTTGGACT